AAAATAAGTGTAAATAATTTATTAACATCAAATGTTTGAGAAGCAGCCGGGACTGCGACTGCTGCTACTGCTGGCACTTCTGCGCCTTTCAATAATAATGTAAATAGCCTATCTATATCATTTACATCCTCTCGTCTCGGTTGTAAATCGTTCAGGACTGAATCATTGATGGCAGTTGATAAATCTGCCAACGGCTTCTTTTTCTCCCAATTTAATTTATGTGCTATATCACTACGATTTCGTGCATTAAACAGTGTCGTCCATAATACATGATGAACCACTTCACACTCTTTGGATAGGATAACACTTGAATCGGATTGACATTGCGGCAACTGATCAAAGAATTGTGCCAAATATGGCTTTAAAGCTTCTAAGGCTTTTGGTTCGCCTAAATTAATCCCTAATGCAGTGAGAATTTCAATCTCTTCCGGCACTAATTGACTTTTTGGGTCCGCCGGATTCGCAAAATATGCTTTCCTTCGTGCGGAATCAAGGCGTCCCACAGGAAGTGAGAACCCCTTATTCGCCAAATAAATTGTAACAGACATCTGTCTCCCTACTTAGGGATTCTAAACGATATATGCCTTTGATGACGAATACATTTTTGCTTCGGTCTAAATGAATCTCCTTTTTCTATGCCTAGAATACACTATGACCGACACCACTTCGGCACAAGATAGTACGCCTGTTGCATCCTCTGGTTTGGAGCGCCGCGCCATCACCTTTAAGAACCAGAAGCGGGTCCTCTGTAAGCAGGATCAGGTCGTTCTTTGGCTACAGGAATTTTACACTATTCCGGGCAACCTAGAAAAACTACTATCAATTCTACAGGGAAAATCGGAAATCAGCCTTCGGCTTGTAGACTACTTCGTAACCAACTATGCGAAGAAGATGAACACTTCGTTCACAAAAGAGAACCGCCATTTTCTTGTATATTTTAACTATAAGCGTGAACTCAACGCATATTCTAAGCGTCTATTTGATCCGTTTTGCCGTCGTGAGCGTATTCAGTTTGAGGCGCGCGGACAGGAGCCATTTGTTACCACTGTAGGACAACTGAACTTTTTCCGCTGGTTTATCGAGAAGGAGATTTATGATTATGTGCTTAAGAATCGTGAGACGATTGAGAAGGATATGAATAATACGCTAAAGGAGCATTATTCGCGATCCAATAGCACCGTATCCGCTGGGGGTTCTGAGTCTCTAACAAATAGCGTAAGTTCAACGGGGTCGGCTGCGGGTTCCGATATCTCGGTTGCTACAGCGCCGGTTGCCACTACTACTACGGATGGTGTCAAGACATCCCGAAAGAAGCGTTGCGAGCTTACTACATCTGCCATGAAGAAGGTAAACATCCACGAATGCGAGATCGTTGTGTCATTTAGTTGAAATATATATTCATAAAATAAGATGGGTGCGTTGGGTATTCTTACCGCGCTGGGAATACGCATTTATCATTTTCTGCTCTGCTCGCTTATCATCTTTGGTTCCCTATTTTCTACATCATTGTGGGAATGCCTATTTATTTTAATGCTGCTTGTAATCGTCCATGTATCACAAAGGACATATAACCGATGTATCTTTACAGAGATTGAAAAGATAGATGGCATTCCTAGTATGTCGGAAGTGATGTTGACCGTTGTTTCAGGGTACAATATGGATATATCAAGAGAAGCATTTGAACTGTTGTTAACGAATATATTCATATTTATTATTTGCTTTCGTATGGCATGTATGGTGGTAATACCACCAAAAATACTATTTGCTTAGATCTATTTCTTGAACACCATCTCAATAACAAATAACTGGCTTGGATTACGGGCTGGCAATATCTTATACTGTCTAGGATACTGCCTGACTGAATGAAGAAGACGCACTTCGCACCAATGCTGATAATTGTCCTTCTCTTTTGCGCTCTTTGCTTTTGTGTTTTTCCATTCCTTCAAATTCTTATTATGCCATGCGATACCATAACGATCAACATCGTTGCCATCATCAATCGCAACCAAGGCAACAGGGAAATTCTCCCAAATACCCTTGCGTAGTTTGAGATCCGGTACCTTGAATCCTTCTAATATCTCCTTAACATCCGCAGTATTCCGCTTTGTATTATTTTTCGGTGAAGGAGTGCGGGATTTGCCGGCTTTTCGGGTTTTATTGTTCTCCAACGCTAAATTTCCCCATGCAATATTTCCTTTTAACATTGCCTGATAAATAGGATCCTTCGCAAGTGCTTCCGCTAGTGCCTTTCCTGGCGATTTCGGAGATTTACGCGTCTCTGGCATTCTTACAATGGACGATGAATTACTTCTTGTTCGCCGTGCGCCAGTCATCCTGCTTCGGTCTTAGTAGTTCATACGCTTGTAGTGAATTAATATCCGTTGCCGCCTTGGGCGGTAGCCAACGGTCCATAAACTGCCGCTGAGTCAGGGACCGATCCGTATCCACACTCAATTCACGGTTGTCCTCGTATACCGCGGCATTGAGTTCGCGTATAATATTTCGCGACCCGTCCCCCTGTGCATCCAGTCGCTGCATATAGGGATTTTGTGACATTTCTTTGGCGGGATGCGTAATAGAACCTGCCGGTGGAGGCACACCCAGTGACTCTGCTGTTGCCGGTCCTCGTATTGGATCCGGTATATACTCTGGCTGATTTCTATACTTAACTGCGTTAGTACGTGACGGAATAGGATTCATATCCATGTATGCCGGAGGGTTGCGTTGTAGATTTGAAGAGGAGACTTGTGTCGGCGGTGTCGCATGAAAAAAGTCCCATGCGCGGCTATTAATGGCATCGCGCGCATTGTACTCCTTGCGAACACGAAGAATAGGACAGGTTTGTGGCGCTGCCGTGGGATCATGGAGTCCAGGATAGCCGAAGCGCTTTGACCGTTCGTAAGCGTCCCACCTCGCATCAATAGAATCATTAGCGTCCATTCTATCTTTGGGGTTTTTCTTATATGCAAATTAGAACGGACAGTCTAAACCTTTGACGCTTAATATTAATAATAAGATGTTCCGTGTAAAGACACGACGTAATAGTAAGCGGGCGACTTCTCCCACACCTGTGCTTCCTGTTTCTCCTATTGCCGGCGGTGCAGCAGAATCGGATATTTCAGGTGCTGCTGCGCCGGTTATTACCGATATCTCTGGGGCAATGGTCGGCGGTGAAACTGCCGATAAGCCAGCCTCATTTATGTCTCGTCTTACAAACTTCTTTGAGGCAGAATCGGCAGCGGCATCCACAACGAAACCGTGGCTGCGACTAGAGCGTGGACTGCGTCTACAAAAACTACGCACATTTGCCGAAACATATCCTGGATTGTCGGTGGATGAGAAGGAACTGTTAAATAAAGCATTAGCGAAGGCAAACGATTCTAAATTGCTCAATACGAAACAACAAATTGTATATGAAAACGGAAAGATATTGAGCATCCGTGGTTTAAAAATTGTTCGCGATGGAGATCCAACGCATCTCGCCTCTTTTAAAATTGAGGTGCCTCGCCAAACCAAGAAAAAAGGAAGCGAATAATACAAAATGTTTACCAATATAGAGATGCCTTACTCGGCATGTATTGAATGGTTTGAGGACTGGATATCGGTTGTAGCACCGACACTTATTGACGAGTACGACCTTTCCGCTTGGATGGAAGAAGAAATGGATACTGTCAATAAATTGTTTATTTCCGTGGCGTTTAAATCAATTCGTGCGAAAAATGACGCGATTCTTATTTTACGCGCATTATACTACGAGTATTTCCTCTTTCAACGCGATCTTGCGTTAAAAAATTTGGTCGCGAAACCTGAAAATGTAAAGCGACTCAAAGAGCTGCCACAGTCGGCGCAGAAATCTGCAGCGTGGCACAATGAGAGTCTTGAACTTCTAACAGGTCATGAGTTTGGGTCTGTGGTGTACGGGACACCGGCGGGGCGTGGACTTGTTATCGCAAAGAAGTGCGGAACACCGGTGGTGGTGAATGAGCATGAAATGGCATCGGCGTCGTCGTCGCAAATCGTGTTTACTTACGACAGTGAAGGAAAGCTATCGCCGTTCAAATGGGGCTGGCGTTATGAGCCGGTGGTTCGCGACGTTTACGAGCGATGTTTTGCGGAAGGGGCGGTCTTTGACGGTTTGGGACGCATTCGGCACCCGTTTCTGCCGCGTTTGGCAGCCTCACCTGATGGACTAATAGTCAGCGGACCCCGGTGCGGGCGCCTTGTAGAAATCAAATCGCCCATCACACGCGAGCTTACCGGTACGATTCCACCGGATTATTACTGCCAGATTCAACTTCAGGCGGAGGTATGCGATGTGGACGCCGTGGACTACGTAGAAATGCGGTTTACCGCTATGCTTGTGAAGGATGCCAAGTATTCGGCGGCGGTGGGTGCAAAGAATCCGTGGATGGGGAAGATTTGTGTTGTTGCTGCACCACCGGTGGCGGTACCAGTTGCTGAGGGAGAAGAGTCGGTAGAACCGCGGTCCAACCCTGAATCGTACCAATACCGATACAGCCCACTCTTTCCTGCGACCGAATCTGGTTTCGCGGATTGCTGTGCATGGATGCCTACAGATATCAGTGGAATGGTAATGCTGGAAGAATCGGTATGGTATGTCCACGATTTATTTACAAAAACATACATGCGTAATCGTCGCTGGTGGGCAGAGGTCGGTCAACCCGCATATGAGAAGTTCTGGCGTGATGTGGAAACTGCGCGTCGCGACGGAACTTATAACGAAAAGCCAATGTTTATGGATGAGAGTAGTGACGATGAATCTGTAGAATCGGTCAAAGATGTATGGGAAGGAGTTACTACATCTGAGGAGGAGAAGGAGCGCATTGAGTAGACGGAGGGAAGTCCGTGCCCGATTTAGGCGTCTGTCCTACTCCGCCCATAGACGGCTCGTAGAATGTACCTAAGAACTCATGAAACGGCGCAGAACAGGAATCGGGATAGGATCGGGGGTAGTTATTTGTGCGTTGTAAGTAATTCCGGGTCTTTTTCAATACTTCGCCAGCGTCATGTTGGTAGCATACCTGTGATGTCGTCTTATCCCAGCCTGCTTCCGCATCTAAAACAGATAATGGTTGAATCGTGGGTGCTAACAACTTCTCCGTCGTAACATTGAAAGCGTCACCAGGCGCATAAACGCTGCGATCCGATACACCCTCTGGCATCTTATCTTTTGATGTCTCATACTTCCAGTCCTTGAACCAGAAACGATTATTGCCTAAGTCAGCGGCATCTTGAAAATTCTCATGGAGCCGGCGCTTATTTAGACTAGAAAGACCAATTAAGGCAACTCCAAATACAAGAAAGGAGAATACAATCCAAGGCAACATCTTGTTAAGGGGTGCGGTAAAAAATTGAGTTCTGAAATGCGTCCAAATTCGTTGAACACATTTCACAACAATGGAACAGAACATGCAAGTCGTAAAGCGCGATGGTCGCCGTGAGGATGTTGCCTTTGAAAAGGTACAGGAACGCATTACAAAGGCAGCAGCCGGTCTCTCTGTCAATCCTACTAAAGTCGCACAGGGGGTGCTCGCCCGTATCGTAGATGGTATCACAACCACCGAACTAGACAATATTACGGCAAGCCTTGCCTATTCCTGGTCTACAATTCATCCCGACTATGCCGATCTCGCCAGCCAAGTTGCTATCAGCAATCACCAAAAAAATACACCGGCAACTATGCTTGCCGTCGTAGAGTTGCTAGAAGCCGTTTGTGACCGAAAGGGCGAGCCGGCATCCCTACTCGATCCTGCATTTGTTACGCTGGTAAAGGAAAACGCAGAGCTGATTGAGTCGCACATTCACTACGAGCGCGACTTTCTACTTGACTATTTTGGACTCAAGACACTTGAACGCGCCTACCTGCTACGCGATACAAATCGTCGTATTGTGGAGCGCCCACAGCATCTTTGGATGCGGGTTGCCCTTGGTCTATGGGGTGCCGATTTGAAGCGCGCCTTTGAGACATACGATCTAATGTCGCAAAAGTTCTATACGCATGCTACGCCGACGCTATTCAATTCCGGTACGAAGCGCCCACAACTCTCGTCGTGTTTCCTACTCGCGATGAAGGATGATTCTATTCGTGGAATCTACGATACTCTACAGGACTGTGCGCTTATTAGCCAGTACGGCGGCGGTATCGGTCTCCACATCTCCAATATTCGTGCTACGGGGTCGTTGATTAAGGGAACTGGCGGCATTAGCAACGGTATTGTGCCAATGCTCCGTGTATTCAATAATACCGCACGCTATGTGGACCAAGGTGGTGGTAAGCGTAACGGTTCATTCGCGATGTACCTGGAACCCTGGCACGCCGATGTAGAGGATTTCCTGATGATGAAGCGCAATACGGGATCAGAGGAGGAACGAGCGCGTGACCTCTTCTACGCCCTCTGGGTTCCTGACCTCTTTATGGAGCGCGTGGACGCTGGCGGTGATTGGACGCTTTTCTGCCCCAATGAAGCCCCTGGTTTGGCGGATGTTGTTGGCGCGGAATTCAAGGCGCTCTACGAGCGGTATGAGGCAGAGGGACGCGGGCGTAAGACGGTGAAGGCGCAGAAGCTATGGTTTAGTATTCTGGAGTCGCAGATTGAGACCGGCACGCCGTATTTGTTGTACAAGGATGCGGCGAATCTCAAGTCAAATCAGCAGAACCTTGGCGTTATTAAATCATCCAATCTGTGTACTGAGATTCTAGAGTACTCGGCGCCGGATGAGACGGCGGTCTGTAATCTTGCCTCTATGAGCCTGCCCGCCTTTGTAAAGGACGGCGCCTTTGACTTCAAGCAGTTCCGCTCGGTTGTCGGCGTCGTGATTAAGAATCTCAATCGTGTTATTGATATCAACTTCTACCCGATTCCCGAAGCAGAGCGCTCCAATAAGCGCCATCGCCCTGTCGGTTTGGGGGTACAGGGGTTGGCGGATGTGTTTGCCATGCTTGGACTGGCGTGGGAGTCTGCCGAGGCGGCGACGCTTAACAAGCGCATCTTTGCCCATATGTATTACGCAGCGGTGGAGTCGTCATGCGACCTTGCGGCTCAGGAGGGGCGTTACGAGACATTTGTCGGCTCCCCAGCGTGGAAGGGTGAGTTACAGCCATCTCTATGGAATGTTGATCCAATTCAAGATGAAGGTCTGGATTGGGACAGTCTTATCAACACTGTGCGTCGTATTGGCATGCGAAACTCCCTCCTTATTGCTCCAATGCCTACCGCCTCCACCAGCCAAATCCTTGGCAACTGTGAATGTATTGAACCGTACGCAACCCATATATTCACGCGTCGTACCCTTGCGGGTGAATTCATCGTCATCAACAAGCACCTTGTCAAAGCACTCCTTGCCCGCGGTCTCTGGTCAACTGAAATGAAGGATGCCATTATTCGCAATAACGGCTCCGTTACTGGGGTTGACGGTGTGCCCGAGGATATCCAAAACGTATTCAAGACCGTCTGGGAAATCAAACAAAAGGTACTGATTGACATGGCGGCGGACCGTGGTCCATACATCTGCCAGTCTCAGTCGCTCAATCTGTTTCTTGCCGACCCTGATTTCCGCAAGCTATCGTCAATGCACTTCTACACTTGGCGCAAGGGGCTCAAGACGGGCATTTACTATCTGCGCACAAAAGCGGCGGCATCGGCGCAGAAGTTCACCGTGGAGCCGACTGCAACTGCGGCACCCGAGTTAGTGCCAGTCAAGGAAGAAAAGGAGTGCTTGATGTGCTCGTCGTGAGCTCACGGTGAGGATAATATTTAAAGTAGTGTCATAATTATTTATAATAATATGTCAGTTTTTACGACTCTAATTACAGGTAGCAATTCCGCTAATCCAATCGCTGTCTTTACGACTCTTACGCTTTTAGATGCTGCCAATGTGGTCAATGTTTATCTAAGTACACTAGGCAACATAGTAGATGTAACACGCGAGTTTGTAAATGAGATGTATGCCTCTCCCCATACTTTTAGTAACCTAGAGCCGCCCCGTGCGGATGGCTTACTATCTTTTCCTGATGTGGGATTTAACTACAAGAATGTTGATGATGACGATAATACATTGGCATTTAGAGTCCATACCACAATTCATGATCGCGTTTGCCATTGTTCAATCCATAAACCCCGCGAAAATACCGACTAAAAATTGATGGCTTAAACTTCAAATCCTAAGGAGGTATAGAATGCGGTTTTGTCCTCGCTGTGATTACTACTTCTTTTACGCGGCTGTTGATTCTAACAAAGTGGCGCAAAAATGCAATAACTGTGGATATACAGAAGCGCTCGCACCCGAAACGAAGGAGGATGCCCTTGTGCTGGAGACAAATTTTCGCTCTGGTAGCAGTGCCGGTGGAGCAGCATCAGGTATCACGATTAACGCCTATACGCTACAGGATCCTACACTGCCGCATGTAAAGACCATTAGCTGCCGCAATACGGCGTGCCCCTCTGCAGCAAATGCCGCACTCCGCGATGTCATCTATATCAAGACCGATCCTACCAATCTCAAGTTTCAGTATGTCTGTGTGCCATGTGGTAGCCAGTGGACGAACTAGTGATTGGTAGCAGCCCGGCTTTTTCTTTTCATATTAATTAGCAAGTCTAAAGTGAATATTAGAAGACGGTAGTAATGACATCTACATCTGCAAAGCCTGTAGGTGAGCTAAAAAAGATCGTCTCGCTGATCGACCGATCCGATTTTGATCAGTTTGTCTACCCTGCAAACACATCAAACACCAAATTTCGTCCTGAAAACGAACCGTACCATAATTTTACCCAAGAGGTTGCCACCTGGACATTTCAAGGCTCGCCCAACTGGGGTCAGCGCATCACCTTTGCCGTTCCTTGGCCATGGCAGGGCGATTTGCTCAATTGGATAGCTTTGCGCCTCAAACCGATGTCGTGGCTTCCTGGTGATAGCGCACAGCGTATTGGTCCTAATATCCAAAATCTTGTTCCCATTGATAATGCGGATTTCTGGGTTTGGGCACAGAGTCTCGGCACCATCACAATCGCCAAGGCGGAAATGGAAGTGGACGGTGTCATTATTGAATCATTTAGCGGTGATTGGATAAATACTTGGAATAAGATGAACCATAGTGTCACAACGGGTATTGCCTACGATGATGGTGTCTATAATTCTTACACCCAACCTACCGTAAATAATATTTTACCCTCCGAAGACGGCTACATCTATTGTTACTTACCGTTCTGGTTTACAAAACATGTGAATACCGCCTTTCCTATAATCTCTTCGCGCGGACCCGAAACCGTCCGTTTTCATATCACTCTGCGCCCATTTAGCCAAGTTATACGAAAAATAACAAACCCGTTAACCTGCGACGAGACACCTTTAGGAACTACGCTTACTGTCCGCGACTATACCTATCCGTTCCGTAAGTTTGAGGATCTATTTATCCGTTATGCGATGCCAGGATTTGAAACCGCTGACCTGGTCTGTGGAATCTCCCAAATTGACGGCGATCTTCGCGAAGCCTATATGCATACAACCCATGAATTGATGATGGAACAGGTCGTAGAAACGCAGTTTGCTGAGCCTATCAAATATGTAACCAATACACCGTACGGCGAAACCATTAAAATTCAATTACCGATTACAACGGCGAACGGACCGATTCGGCAGTTGATTTTCTTTTTACGTCGCAATGCCGCTGTCCAACAATTCAATGACTGGAATAACTACTCTGCTGTGCTGGACACTGAATATGATCCTGTATGGAATCCTGAAAAACCCCTGCTTCAGCATGCGACACTTATGGTCGGCACAGCAGTATGGGTGGACCAACCAGAACGGTGGTGGCGCGCAACCGGCAATCTTGTCGTACCTGGCGGTGTTCGCGCCTACGGTAATTTCATTTACGCCTATAATTTTGCCGAAAAGCCTATTGAATTTGCGCCCAGCGGAACACTCAATCCTGATCGTGTAGATATGAAACTCAGTTTAACAGTAGCACCCCCTGGCGGCGCATCAAATACCGAATGGTCCGTTGTGCTTTTTGTCGTCGGCACCAATTGGATGCGGTTCGAGAATGGCATTTCTAACTTACTCTTCATGGACTGAGGCGATGGTTTAAAAGGATACCTCGTGTATCTTCTTGAAGCCTTTTTAGCATAGTGGTATTGCGTCTGCCTTGTAAGCAGAAGGTCCGCGGTTCGATTCCGCGAGGAGGCACAGGTATGATATCATCCTATGATATGTTACCTGGATTACAAATGGAAAAACGGGTGTTTCTCGTTATCTTTCTTAAGCACATCATACAGCACAGTCTCTGCATCCTTAAACATATGGGTGTAATCTTCATTTTTATTTTCAATATCGCTCTTGGAAGGGCGTTGTATGGCAATAAATGGTAGTGTCACCCATAAACGCAGATTATTTCTATACCATGTATCAACTGCCTCGGTCATCTTTTCAGGATCACTCGGCATATGGTGTAGAATTCTATTATAGGCTTTCCTGTGTATCAAACAAAATGCTGTAGTGAATCCCTTAACCTTGAATAATAACGGATTCTTTGCTACAAGTTTCGGCTGATCAACCGATGTTATTGATGTTGCACCACCCAGGAAAACATCCCAGTGCTCCTGATGCTTCCAAAGATACGGTAAGAGAGCCTTGAATCGTTCTTGGGCGTTTTCGGTCAACATACAGTCGTCCTCAATAATGAGAACCCACGGATAGTGGCGCTCTTTCGCAATCTCTATCACTTTTCTATGCGATAATGTACACCCCTTCCAGCCGGGTGAATACTGTATAGCCGATACCCGTTCCACTCGTGGTGTCCAACTCTTGAACTCCTGCTGTACTTCATCCCATCTATCCTTGCGCTTATCCAAATTGATAACCAATGTTGGTGGCAAAGGTGGTGTTCTAAAATAATTATATAAGAAGTATGCTACGCATGCAGTGTGAATCACAATGAGGACAATGATGGTCCATGACATATGCTTTTTATTCGGCATAGTCCTTATATTATAATCAGGATTTTAGTTAAGGGAGAATGAATGCTGAAGGGACCAAGGCGAAACAAATTTTGCGACAAATTCGTGATAGTTTAGTCGCAGTTATTATTGCTCTAACGCGTGTTGTATTCTTTTGGTTGCCCGGTGGAGATATTGCACATGGACAAGCCCTCATGGCGCTTCATCCTATGATTATCGGCATGGTGATTGCCCTGTTTTTTATCTTGCCACCCCACCATCCAGGTCGCCTTGTTATTCTAGCAGTAGCACTGGTTGTTATGGCAACACAATGGCTCTTTGGCTGTGTAATTACACGGGCTGAGCAAAAACTCACCGGTAACACTGAAACTATTGTAGATCCGTTTTTAGGGCTGGCAAATATTGCAGCAAACCGTGACACCCGCCAGGCAGCAACGCTCGCCGTCGGTACCGCTATTTCTGTTGTCATGATACTTGTGGTCGCGTGTGATACATTTTTACGACCTGCGATATCGTCAGTCTAAATAAACGGTGTTTATGGATAGTATAAATGTCCAACGGTAACGAAGAAATCGTAGAGTTTGTAGCAGAGTTGCTAAAGAAACCGCCAGGTCCGCCCAATAGTGTTCAGTTTGAAGTGGACACCGATGGCGATATTCAGGCACTGTTTGAAGTTCTTTTGATTACGATGACCGAAATTCTCAAGACCTGGTACCCACCACCTATCACGATTGCGCTGATTTCTAATGAGGATCTCGCGCGTATCAAGGCGTATTTTGCCTCATTCAATATTACATTCAATTTCAATGTTGAGGATGTGCCGCCGGTACTTCATATTAATAATAAGGAGTACTTGAAAAAAACTCACCTTGAGGATATGCGTTTCCGTGTATCCGCAGGTGGAAAACTTTATACTGTACATTTCTCCAATCTTGCGACCAAATAATGTGTACACAACACTAAAACAAGAACCAACGCTATTTTTACAAATAATGGATTTTCTCGTGTTACAAACACAAGTGATAAGATAACGCCAAGAATTGCGGCGATTAAATAAATCTGCTGTGTTTGTGTCGGGTTTGTCCACTCTGGCAGCGCATTCACAAACGCTTCCGTTACACCCTTAGGAAGCCGCTTTGCCTGATTATCGTAGTATGAGTCGGTTTTCGCCTGATTTCCAGTTTCTAGTAGTTTTTTTATGATATTTCCTGGATGGTTAGGATCCGATTGTTTGAGATTATCTCCTACAGGCAGTCGCGGATCTACATGATATGTTAAATCAGCGTTTGCAGCCGTTGCCATCCTTACTTATGTCTACGACTTAGTTTCCTGTTACGACGGTGACGGCGAGTGCGACGGTGCCGACGGCGTCCACCCAGTTGCGCCGGCTGTTCCGCACTGTAGTGCTTATCACTGAGTGGTACCGCTACATAGGGCGAGAAGCTCGCACCCATATTATCATTTGGTCGCTGCTGGAAGAAAACCTCGGGGTTCCCTGCTGTCTTCGTAGCCTCCACCATCTCACCATACTGAGTCGCGGGGAACGGCTTTGATGCCCATTCACCCGTTGACTGAGGACCCGTATATAATCCACCGTTCGCCAGTGGCGGTGGCGCCTGTGTTGTCGCTGACCATGCTAAGGCGCCCGGATAATTTGCCCACGAACCCCATGTTGTTGTTGGTAAGATACCCGTCAGAGAACTCTGCTGACCCGGTAATACCGCACCTGTGGTCTTATCAACGCCAACCATACCAGATGCACTATCTCCGCCACGCTGTCTGTTGCGGCGACGACTGCGATTCTTATGTTTACGGCTGCTAAATGCGAGTGCCATCTTATTATAGGCAGCGGTATTTATCTGTAAAAAGAAAGGGGGCAATAGAAGATAGATGTCCACTAAATCCGAGCGTGTACGCACAATGATTCTTGATGTCGAGGATGCCATGAAAACAATGACGCCCTCCCAAATCGCATCACAGTTTGCCGATTACCAGAAGGAGTTTCCTAGCATTTTTGCAATGCTCCTGAAAAAGGACTATCGTCGGGATATACTTGCCATGATGGTAGATCAACTAGATAAAATAGAACAAGGTACTATATCGCAACACAACGCATCCGTTAATGTTGGAACAATACTCGTTGATCGTATTGTAAAGCCACAGCTTAAGGGTGGCGAAGGGAAAAAATAAAGTATACAATAGGCATGATTGTTCGTACCGTCGCCTTATTTGTTTTGTACGGATTTTTTGAAATATTCAAAGAAATCCGTTCATATTGCCGAGGTGAATGTGTGTATTGTAATGATGGCGTATGTGATGTGCGTAAAGTACCGAGATATGGCGATCATAACAGGGAGGACATTCCACTACCAAATGCAGATGATCTTGACTGATATGTCTTATTACTCTTCAGTCGCATGAATGGATTCACTGCAGGTAACGGTACTGCTACTGTATCACCTGTACGAAAGCTGTCAAATACCAGGGTATTTGATATCGTACTACGATTATTCCAATTTGTATAGGAATACGGTATATTGTGCTGCGGCGGATTGAGAATATTTAGCAAATCGTGTGTCTCTTTCTCAACATTTGTCTCTAAATCATTAATCCAAGATGGTGTAATCTCCTCATCATGATTTTTACACCATTCAACAGAACGAATAACATTCTCGCGTACAAGATTCTTAATCACATTTGGATCCGTAATTTTGATAAGATTGAGCGTCTGTTGAATGACAACAATCTCCATCCGTTCAATCTCCGTTTGAAGCTGTCGAATGAGATCCATTGTCGGTTTCCATGATTCACATACAACCGGTTGAGCAAGAATAGGAAAGAGAAACTTATGTTTTGCCTGATACGCATCCAGTAGAGAAATAATATCGGATGAAGGTCCCAGATACCCTTTTCCAACAAAGTACCGCTCCGCATTCCCAGAACGAGATGTGTGCGGCTTGGTAATTCCCCATGTACGGAAAGCGCGGCTAAGAAGCCAAAGCAGATCCAGAGTAGGCTGCTCCGTTGTATCAAAGCACTTAATAATCATACATCCACCCTTACCCAACACTTTAAGACCAATAATTGACTCCGCAAGTAGAAGTGGAAAGATAGAATCCTCCTGCGCATTGTAGTCGCCGCTAAAGTCAAATCCACCATCCGCTGTGTACAGATGAACACCATTTGGATTTCGCAGAATTGTCCACTTTACAAAATGATCCTGGTTTACTTTCTTAAGAATATTGCCGGTACCATCTTCGCCGTCTTGAATTGTTATCTGCGGCCAATATGCCAGAAACTTCGCCGCCTTACGCCATCCAGGTACATTCTTTGCCTCGGAGCGTAGTGTAATCGCATTGGTACCAACATATCCCCAATCATCAAACTTACACATATTCTTCGTTGCCATCGTAAGGCACGCTTCAATGAATCCGCCTGGTCCCTCGGCAGCATGCGCCGTCCTCAACCCGATGCCGACAGTACGCTTCACTAACGGCGCCAGTTCATTCGTCAAATCGAGCCGCTTCCACATCTCAATCATCTTAAAGTAGGAACGAGAGAGCGGCTGCCGGGTTGCCACGGATCGGGACGATCTACGATTCCACGATAGGAATATATATTCATAGGGATTTGTCACCTTCTTATAATCGTCCCACTTACCCTCTTGATAAAAGAGGTTAATCTCATTCTTTGCCTGCTGAAGAGACCTATTCTCCAACGGACATACATAGGCTGTCTTCGGTGGCTGCAAATCCGTATTTGGTCTTAGCGGGATGGTTGAAGGTCCACCAGAACCCCATACCTCTAACACCTTGTATTCCATATTATTACTTCCGTGATTTATTAAACATATCAAAATAAAGCGCCGTCATTTTTTGTGAAAAACCGCCACGAATGAATTTATAAGCATTTGGCTCTTTTGGTGACCACCAGCGTATATCATCTTTCTCCAAAATATCCGGTGGCAGCAAATGACGCCAATCCTTATTGTCCACAAGCTCTTTTGTGCGTTTCTGGGCTTCTAACATAGTCTGTGGGTTGATTGAGGCGTGCCAAAATTGGTACATAAACATAGCATTTGGTATGCCGGATTCCGTCCAGTTCTCAGCATACGCGGTATCCAGCGGGGTAAGATGTATGAGCTCACTCGGCATAATCTTCGCCTCCTCTTTTGTCTCGCGGAGTACGCCTTGTCGCATCGCCGTCAGGATTTGCTTATATGTCATTTTTACGCCTTTGCGCTGTGCGCCCAGTTCATCCCATTCAAATTGACCTTTTGGCGGCTCCCATCGACTGCTTGGCATGCCCCACTCATGGACAATTACGACCTGCTGCGGATTTGCAGTATTGTGAATAAATACAATATTACGCAAAAAGACGGGTTTGCCATTCATCATAATATAAGCGTAACGCTTTCCTCGCGGAAACACCTTATAGCCCACCTCCATCTACTGGGGTAACGAATTATTCGTAAATTTCAATGTCATCGCCCTCCTCTTCCTCTTCGTTGACCGTTTCCATTGATACCGCTGCGTGCTGATGGGTTGTAGGTAGGGAGATTGGAATACGGAGATTTGTCGTGGAGCATTCACCGTTGTCATCCGCGCCGTAGAGCGCATCGTTCATCTCGTCCGTTGTGAACGGCTGGAGACTATTGTAATCTACAGCATGTTGCTCGGGAGTATCCTCTGCAAACTTAATAGCAGATTCCTCATCGTATAGAATTTCCGAGAACGCAGTACCCGCCTTAATTGGCGCACCTAACATCACCTTAGAGCTCACGCCCAACACGGGATCCCGCTCACCAAAGATTGCAGCACGGAGAGCAATATCTTCCGTCTGCTCAAATGACATCTTCGCTAGCGGTCCAATATCGTTCTTATTAATACCATAACGATCAATGCTCATTGTGCGTCCCTTGTGGCACATCTTGTCCAGCAGAATACAGACATGACGGTAGTTGACCGAGGAACCGGATTCAGCAAACAGCGTTGTAATCTCCTTGTACAGAGTTGCACGCGTCGCCTCAATACCTAAGTTGGCGAACATATCATGGACATTGCTGGAAATGATGCGCTTTGGGTCCACATCAGGATGCGTGAGAACATCCAGGAAATTCGAACCATCGCTAATGAGTACATACTGCTCTACTGGCACATACTTGCCGTCGCGGAGCTCCACCGTATCCTCCACCTTCTGGTAATTCACCGAGCGGAGACCAGGAATACCACGAATTGCCGTGCATGAGAGAACCTTGTTCTGGAGCGCCTTAAGTGTATTGAGATCATCAATCGCATTTGTCGTTGTAGTGAGACGAATACGGAAGATAAGACGAGTTGCGTTGTAATCCGTGTAGATGCTGGTGATATCATCGCTGAACTTTGTCTTCAAGATGAGCGCAATATCATCCATGGTAATGTTCTTGTTGAACATCTGCTCGCGGTCCAGCTCAAACCGTAGAATCCACGGCGACTTGTGCTCGTTATCCGTTGGCATCGTCTCCTCTGTTACCGGCGTAGAGCTGAGAGGATCCTGTGTCACACCTACTTGCGCTCCCGTTGTTGCCGACATCGTCTCATATGCCGCCATGTAGGAGAGCCAATCCGTATCTTCCGTAATAAGCGTCTCGTTGTCTCGCGGGTCGTAATAGATGCGTGCAACCGTCACGATATCCTGGAGCAGCGTGAACTCCAGCTCCTTTGAGACACGGCGTGCCTCCTCCTTCTTATCACGAATGTCACGGCGGAGCGGAATATTCAACTCAATCGCCTTAGGATTACGGGTCGCTTTGAGCAACTCCTTGAGACGCGGTACACCTCGCGTCATGTTTGACTTGGCAGCTACACCAGCCAAGTGGAATGTATTGAGCGTCATCTGCGTTGCGGGCTCACCAATAGACTGCGCGGCAATCACACCGACGGGTTGCCCAGGCTCTACCCACGACTTCCAGTGCCTGAGAACGACCTCCTCCGAAAGGGCATCTAGCGCTGCCTGCGTGTAGCCCATGCTAGTCAGCTTGGTGGGTGCCATATGATAATGGACAAGTGCCGCCCAAATCTTATTGTGCTTGTGCGTCTTAGCTAGAATCTTCTTCTGGGCTTCTAACACAGCGGTTGGAGTCACTGAGGCGGTGGCTTGATCAAGATTGAACTGCGACTTAATGGCGGCAATAAGACGGTCTAGATGAACAGGGTAACGGACGTTCTTTTGCGGCTTTGAGCCGAACACCTTTTCCACCAAAATGCGGCGATCCTCAATCATCGCCTTGATGTACTCCTGCTCATCTGGAGCGCCGGCGGCGGCAGCATACGCCTGAATATCACCGTCGCTCATGGATGCAAGCGGGAGCGCCTGGTTTTCTAGTTTCGTCGCATTAATACCGTCCTCTCCATACGATACCTGCAGCATATTGCCGCTGGTATCACGGACCGAGCCGTCGTGCTGAGTAATCAGGTCCTCGAGGGCAACACGGATTTGGCGCTGCATATAACCTGTATCAGCCGTCTTTACAGCCGTATCAATAAGACCCTCACGACCTGACATAGCATGGAAGAAGAACTCGTCAGGCTGGAGTCCCTTAATATATGAGGAGGTGATGAATCCGCGCGCCTGAGCGCTGTCGTCAAAGCGCTTAAAATGTGGCAAAGTACGGTGCTGGAAACCATTCGGCACACGCTTGCCCTCAATCGCCTGCTGACCCAGGGTGGCAATCATCTGCGAAACATTGACATCCGAGCCCTTAGAACCCGCCTTTACCATGTTCGTCATGCGATTCGTATCAGCAAGCGACTTCAAACCAATCTTACCTGCCTCACCGACGGCTTTGTTGAGCGTGCCCATTACCTTTGATTCAAACTCCTCCTGATTGCTTCTACCTGAAGAGTTTTCAAACAAGCCGGTATGGAGCTGGAGAATCTGCTCCTCAATTGTCTTTGTAAGCTTGTTGAGCGCAATGCCGATTTCGTCGTTCGTTGCCTGATCGGCAATCAAGTCGCTGATACCGACCGAGAAACCGCTGTTCATCAGGAAATTCGCAATCATCGCCTGTAGGGAATCCAGGAAATCAACCGTAATATCTGGACCGTAATCATTGTAAATAATGTGAATAAGCTGCTTGGAGAATACAGCCTTATCCAGAATGCCCTGCTCAATCACACCATTGATAATCTTGATGAGATTCTGCGGTCTGCGGTCCGTATCGTAGCTGCTATTTGGCATCTGGAGGCTGACCGGTGGCAGTAGTGCTGAAAGGAGTTGCTGACCGGACCACATTGGCTGCGGAGTCATTGTTACCGGTTCTGGCAACTTGCCCTCCCAGCGCTTGGCATGGACCAGTAGATTCATCGCCTCCTTTTTCGTGAAAAGCACATTGGAACGCGTGAAACGATTCGCACCCACCAGGGTATCCTGAACAACGGACACAATTGGTACCGACTCACGCGGGCTTACGATTTGGAGCGGCACCGCCGCAATCTCGCGTAGCTCTGTCGCTGTCTCTACCGACTGGGGTGCGTGCAAGTTCATCTCATCGCCGTCAAAATCGGCGTTGTACGGTGCCGTCACAAAGACATTAAGACGGAATGTATTGAACGGTAGAATCTTCGCAATGTGCGCCATCATAGACATGCGGTGAAGCGATGGCTGACGATTAAATAGTACTACATCGCCGTCCATCAGGTGACGGTTGACCACATCGCCCTCAAACAGTTCCAGTGACTTCGCATTCACATGCTTAAGTGAGATGGTACGACCGTCATGACGCTGAATCGTCTTTGCGCCAGGATAAGTATCAGGTCCATTTTGAATCAGCTTGTAGAGTTTGCCGATATTGAACTGCGTGACCTTCTCAGGAAATGTCAGGTTCGTTGCAATCTTCAACGGAATACCGAGTTCCTTGACGGAGATATTTGGGTCCGGCGTAATGACCGAACGGGCGGAATACTCCACACGCTTTCCCTGTAAGTTTGAACGGATACGACCCTCCTTCGAGCCCAAGCGCTGCTGGAGCGACTTGAGAAGTCTACCCGAACGCTGAGCGGCAGGTGAGATACCAGGAATATTGTTATCTACGAGGGTGGCTACATGGTACTGTAGCAAATTCGTCCACTCATCAATTGCACGCTTCTTTGGCTCATCCGTAATCTTCTTCTTGAGTGCCGTATTTGCCTTGATGATATCAATTAGCTTGCTTGTCAGGTCGTCCTCGGCACGCTGATTATTATCCTGTGTGACCGAAGGGCGTACCTGGGGTGGCGGAATCGGTAGCACAGTACAAACCATCCAGTCAGGGCGGCACCAGTGACGGCTGAAACCCATGAACTCCACATCTTCGTCAGTTACACGACGGAGAAGACGATGAACATACTCGGGTTCCAGTAACATAGAGAGATTCATCGAACCGTCATCATCGACAACTGCACCTTCAGGTGCCTGTACGCCTTCCGGGAGCTGTAGATTCTTCCAATCCGCATAAATCTTGTGTACCGGCTCCTCACGATACTTATTTGGCTGACGGGAACCACAACCATCCTCAATATCTTCGCCGCAGCGCGTTGTACCGGAAGCGGTTTCGAGTACCATCTTCCAGCGTGACTCTCCCTTGAGCTTGAGCAGATGCTGATTGCGCTGCTTATCAATAAGAAGCTTGCCACATTTGAAACAGACGCAACGCAGGACCTTCATCAGCAGCTTGAAGAACTGGGTGTAGTACACGGGGCGCGCAAGAACGAAATGTCCAAAATGACCTGGGCAGTTGTGATTGTTCTGTCCACATGAACGGCATACCTTACCGTTTTCTAGCACTCCCATGCGAGGATCAAAGAGACCATTCAGTTTACCCTCCGCCGTAGAGGGATTCGTAATTTCGCATACAGAACGTCGTAGGATTTCTTCTGGGCTAAATACCCCAAACTGAATCCCCACAATGGACTCAGTTTCGGACGAATGTGACAGCAGCGGCATCTCTTCTTTTTTGTATGGGGTTCTTTTAAACGGACGGCAACGCGTCAAATTTTGTGATTTTGGCGGATTTTGAACGTATTTATTTTTACTTTACTTTATAAGGACATAATGACGGATTTATCGGGCGCTGTTGTTCTATTTGTACCAACCGAAGTTGATCCACCGCCACCACCAGAGGAGACGCATCCTGATTATATTGCGGCTGCCACGGGTCCTACAGGTCCTACAGGTAACTTAACCAATGATATAGGTCCGTCTTGGATTCCAACGGGTCCTACAGGGACAACAACTTCAATGGACAAATTATTTCTAAATCCAGGCACAATGTCTGGATTACAATATATCAAAGATTTTAGTGGAAATATTGTACCGACGCAAGCGACAATTTCCTATGTAAAACGATTTATGAATGAAGATTATTCGGATGCCGGCTTCAATATGTCTACCTCAATGGACATCATTGCCGTATACATAAAAGCCCAAAAAATCTTATATACCGAAGCGAAAGTCTATTGCGAACAGCAACTTAATATGTTGATGTTACCCGCCATTTGTATATCTGCATTATGTACTTTACTGAGTTTAGCGCTTCAAGGTATTATTGCCGGTCCCTACGTAATCAGTGCGTTGACCGCTATCAATTCATTTATTCTTGCCCTTATTTCGTATCTAAAACTAGACGCAAAAGCAGAAGCCCATAAAACCAGCGCCTACCATTACAGCAAACTACTAACCATTTGCGAGTTTCAATCCGGCAAGATTATGTTTTTTAAACGCGATGATAGCCCTGAATATTTTGTAGCGTTATACAATGAAATGCTCAAATTAATCACCGAAATAGAAAAGAAGATTGAGGAAATCCAAGATACGAATAAATTCATATTACCCCAATATATCCGTTACAATTTTAGAACGCTCAATGAACAAAATCTATTTTCAAAAGTGAAGAATCTTCAACTTGAAGAGCTCAAATTATTAAATGAATTAAAAATTAGTCTGCGGCGATTTCACGAAAAACAACAGCCATTTTTGGATGATAATAATACTATAAGTATTAAAAAATTATCTATGGTATTGGACGACGATCCAAAGAAGAAAGAGTATTTAGACGCAAATACCGACAAAGAAACAAAAATGAAAGCTATTATTTCACATCGTAAATCATATTTGACATTGGAAGACGATTTTGAAAATGAAATTGACGAATATGTAAAAAAGGCAAAAGGGCGATATTGTAATTGTAATTGGCTTAAATCCTAGAGCTCTTTATAATATATATAAAATGCCTGCGATTTCTAACATAGAATTAATGGGTTCGTTGGAAAACGGAATTTTTACAGAAACAGCATGTAGCGCCGATGTACATTCTATATATCCTTTAAAGCGTGTATTTTGGGCGGGACGGACCGACTTTCAAGAGGTGGTGATTGCGGAATCGCCCACGTACGGTCGTGTTTTATTTTTGGACGGCGAACTCCAGTCATCGTCTAGCGATGAAGCAATTTATCATGAGCATCTTGTCCATCCTATAATGGCAGCAATGGCGGGTAGTTCCGAAAAGCGGGTGCTAGTGGTCGGTGGTGGCGAGGGAGCAACGGTGCGCGAGGTGTTGCGGTGGGATGCGTCCGCGGTCGCCCATGTTGACTGGGTTGATATTGACGGGGATCTGGTTAATCTTTGTCGGCAGCATTTGGGGTGGGCTGCCGATTCGGTCTATACGGATCCGCGTATGACATATCATCCTTTGGATATTAATACTTTTTTGGATACCACAAAAGATATGTATGATATAATTATTCTGGACTTGCCGGATCCTGATGTAGAAGTTCTAGATGAGTTAGATGGTGCAGAGACAAATGAACTCTATGGACCGCACTTTCGCGATCGTATTATATCACATTTGGCTATTGGTGGCGGTATGGTAACACATTGCGGTCCTATTCGTCCTGGACGCGACGAAGTTGCCTGCGGCGAAGGAATGGTATGGATACGCGAAGAGCTGTTTTATGGCATGTAGGTATTTCCTTACCATGTGTGTATCCCGTCGTTCCAGGGTGAATGGGGATTTATGATGACTGTTGCGCCAGCGGTGGCGGCGACTTTTCCTATGGGGTTGCGCGTGATGGATCGTGAGGTGGCTCAGTTGGCGTTTACTTGGCCGAAATACTGGAGCACATTATAAGTCTAAGCCTAAGTCTAAACTGATTTGGCTAATATTTAGTAAATGAAGGTCGCTCTTGCTTTTTGGGGATTGACCCGTAGTTTGCGGTATACAATGCCTAGCATTCAATTACGCATTTTGGATGTTCTCAAGAAACATGGTATTGATTATACCATTTTTCTTCATACATACTTTGTAAATAGTGTTTATTCTAATTTGCGCGCCGGCGAATGCGGTATAGTTCTTGATAATGAGGAGTATCAGCTTTTGGGGGCGGAGTATGTGCGCCGTGATAATCAAGATGATCTCAAACTTGGATTGAATCTTACCGCCTATAGAAAACATCCTGATCCATGGGACACCAAATATGAAATGGTTGATAATTTTATTCTGGCAATGTACTCTAAAAAACAGTTGGGCTTGATGATAAAAGAGTCCGGTTGTGAGTTTAACTATGTATTGTTTTTACGACCCGATGTAGAATATATTGTGGACTTGGATGTGCGATGGCTACCGCTCGCCACTGAGAAGCAGATCTGTGTGCCCGATTTTCACTGCTTTTCCTTTAAATTCAATGACCGTTTTGCAATTACTACACAGACCAATGCTATTCGGTACAGTACTTTATTTGATTCTATGTTGAACTACAGCCGTTTACGACCCCTCCACTCCGAGACTATAAACTACGATTTTGTGACTCGAGTTCTTAAATTGGCGGTGGCTTATGTTCCGTTTCGGTTTAATCGAGTGCGCGCAAATGGGATAGTGCGTAATGATGTATCTTAGACACCGAAGCAAGAGCATGAATTGCTAAAGTCGTTATTTAATTCCATTGTTTTGTAGGGGTAGTTAGAGCCTGGATAGCAAATGCGCCGTAACCAGATAAAGTACCTGATACATTTGTACTACTATTTGGAATACCGCCAGTAGCTCCTGGTGTGAAAAGTACATACTGCATACTGTCTGTTACAGAAAAGTTTTGGTAAAAGCTAAGAAGAATACCACTACCAGAGGTTTGACCAGTGAAAAAAGCCAAGTTGCCGGCAGTAGCACCATTTGTAGATGATACACTTTTCAAGACAAAATAATTGATATAATATCCACTTCCAGAGGAATATAATGCTGGAAGAACACTACCAACTTGATTGAACCCTGTAGATGATGCAGTATTAGTATTTGTAAATACACGAGCATCTGTTGCTGGTGGGTAAGAGCCGCTTATACCATATTTAACTGCGAAGGCATATAAATACTGATTTGCTCCTACGGCTTGTGTATAAGGAGCCGAAGCAGTATTGTAAACAAAAGCAGATTTGTCTTGTGCTGTTAAGCCACTAGCAGCAGCTGCTGCTAAATAAGTATCCGCTATACCAGCCTTTGTGGTTCCGGTTACATTTGTTACAAGATTGTTATACTCGGTAGATGTAATAGTAACCCAAGTATTCGCAGCTGCTGCATTATAGGCGGCAAGACTAGTTGTCAGCGAGTTAACTATTTGATCTGTTACTAGTGGTGCTGGACCGGGTGCTGAGGCTGTGGATGGTACCAACTTATTCACACCATTAATATAACTCTGCTGTTCGGCTACAGTTGTTTCTACCTGACCGGCTACAACCGCATGGTAGTATTGATAGTCTGTAGGACCACTATATCCGCGACCACCTTCTAGCACTACTGTATTGGTAAGATCGTCTGTAAAAGACTGTTGTTGAATTACCTTGTTAGCGTATAACATACGCTGTTTTCTTAACCATGTAGTATAGGATGCATCTGGCGTAGACATAGTCTTCTAAATACAAAAAATATTTGTTTTTATTTTTGTTTGTTTTTTGTTTGTTTTTTTGTTTTTTGTTGGATTTACTCCAATATAATTTCAGGAATCGGTGCGAGCGGTTGTGAATCCGGTACAATATCTACCCACTGTGGAGCACTGTCAGCGTCGTAATCCACATCGGCGCGAAACTGGATACCGATATTGTTTTCAGCGTAGTAGAGCCAGTTGCTATTGTATATCGCCCAAAGATCCTCTGGCGTGGAGAAATCACTATTGATCTCCAACCCGAGAATACGAATCTGGTAGTCTTCACATGCGAAGAGATTCGCTAGACTCGTAACAATACTGGCAGTATCAGGCTGGACAATCCACTCATCACCAATGGAGATGATAATCTGGCGACTTGCGGGGCGCCAATGAATGTCCATAATCTCATTGCTCCAAGTTTCAATCTGTGCGAGCTGAATAATATTTTGGTTGTCAAATACTTCGACAGGAGGAGGAGGGATGTTAACACTATAGAAATCCATTTGGAAGTATGAAAGATAGGATGTAGATGAGGCAAAGACTTATTTATAGTGCGTAATGGTTTCAATTTTTTCCGCAACCGTAAAAATTTGAACCTTAAAACGGATTCGAATTTCTGGGCATTCATCTTATTACGATGCCAGTCTTTACGACATTTTACTCTATTCCCATTCCTGAGCCCTTTGTTGAAGGACTACAGCCAATTGCGCAGATTTCTACACCTGAAGGCGTATTTGATGTATCATGGGTGCCAAAGATGGATCAGGTTGTGATTCGTCACGGTAACGATTGGTATATTCAACCCAACGCGCGTATTGAGGATTCACTCTCTACTCTCATTGGCTGCAATACCTATGATCTACATGCCGGCGGACTCTTCCTATTTGACCGCGACTACAAGAATGGTAAGGCTGCCGATGAATATATGGAGCAGGGGCTTCTAGACTGCGAATGGTCCGATTACGCTCATGATAAGATGGTATTTCAGGCAAACATTGAGGTAGACGGTCTAGAGTACGATACCTTTGACTTTGTGGAGTAAAAAATAGGTATTATAGTTATTATAGTAATTAATTAATTAATCTTTTTCTCATCGTCTGCTTGCGGTGCCTCATCAGGCTTCTCCTGCATCTCCTTCTCTTCCTCAGTCTCATCTACAAACTCCGCCTTTTCCTCGTCATAATTATTGCGATTACGGTTGAGATACTTAACAACCTCCTCTAGAACATTGGTTAGATTCTCAACCTCCTCCTTGAGATGCCGGATTTGCGCATCTTTATTCTCATGCGTAACGAAATTGTAGAAGAAGAACCGCACAATATTCATTAGGAGTCCAATAGTTGAGAAGAATGTATAATACTGAATGAAATGCTCAATAGAGTTGGCAGTAGAGTAGTCTAGAAGCTGTAGTGACGGCATAGTGGGGTAAGTGAGGATGAATTTGTGTGCGGGTTGGCGCTCAATTTTTTAGATTTTTTGATAAAATTTGAACTTGCTTTTGTTGCTTCTGTAAAACAGAACAACAAAAAATGGCGTCTATTACTAGACTTTCTGGCTCCTTGATTCGCATTAGTGGTACTAACTTTGGAATGTTAAAGTATGTACGTCTTGTTCCTACAAACTCTATTATGTATATCAACATACTAGACCGATGCCTAGATATCCATTATAAGGATAAGAAGTCCTTTGATACCCTGCAATTTCCAACAAATACGGCACGAGATTTGGCGGTCGCTGTTGTTGAATCGTCATTTGGGGAGCCGAAGCAGCACCCTGTTGTAAAGGACTATCCGTTCTGATTTACGCACGGCGGGTCTTATTTTTGCGGGACTTGCGGGTCTTGTTTTTGCGGGACTGGGACTGGCTCATGATACGATTTAACGTTGCAGTCGCATTTTTGTAATACTGTACATTGGCGGCATTTTCAGGAAACGCTAATTTCTTACCCATGATAGTCGTCTTCATCTTAGGCTTGGCACCGCGACGTAATAGTACACGCTTCACTGCCTTGAACATCTCGCTGCCCTTTTCAGGTGTATTATAACGCAGCAAAAGCACATCCGCAATTTGGCGGGGGGTCTTCTGGGCTAATTCGGGATCCAATGTTGCACCGCTTGGTGTCTCCAGATCGGTGCCAAAATACATTGCCTCCTCTACCATCTCAGGCGATCCCGTCAACACAGCCAAGTGGAGCGGGTTC